ATAATGGAGATACAAATCTCCCAACCGTTTATATGTCTATAAACGGTAGCACCCCGTTAATACGGAGTGCTCCACCTCGGCTTGGTGTAGACGGCACGAGGACGTCCAGCACGCTCCAAATGCCCCACATCAAGAGGATCAGATCCTCTCTTTATGAGGAATTTGATCAGGGCGCCATGACCATCCAGCTCATCAACTGGCGGCCTTCCATATTCTACATATCCCTTAACCAAAGGTCTATGTAGATGAGGACACATTCTTTGAGTTTCATACTCAAGGAATGTGTGGCGTCCTAGCACGGGTGAGGATTCATGAACTGTTGGGAAGTATTTCAAAATCCCAACAATGACTGAATCCAGCCATTTCGTAGTTTGCCAGAGACCAGCCTTATAAAGCTGGTTTCGAAGCGAAACAATCGAAATGACCTCCGTGGCCTGCTTCCTGTCAGTAGGAAAGAGGTTGCGGACTTTGACGATGGAAACATCATCAGAGCCGTAATACTCTCTCCCACAAGACTCTCTGAACCTTCCGGTCCAGAAAGACTTGTGCCGATTTACAACGAGTCCAAAAGACTCGAAAACGGCTATGACGGGTTGCACATAATCTACGGGAATGATAATATCATCCCCGAAGACACGCACCCGACCAAGAAATGAGTTAATCATTTCTCGATCCACAGGTGTGTTGAGCGCATGTGAGATCCCCATGAATATAAGTGTAAGAAATACACTTGCTTCTACGGGAAAACACATGGCTGAACCCATAGACGCATACTTAGCTAAGCGTTTAACGCCATAGCCAGGTATATCAGCCTTCCGGGAGCGAGTCGCATCCAACGCAGCGCGAAGCGTTGCGTGGTTGCGAACAAGCAACCGTACATGCTGATTAGAAACGCGATCGGAGGCTTCGCTCAAATCGAGCGTAGCCAGGGAGCCATTACTGGCTCCTTGTTGAGCCATGAGTCGGTTAGGCTCTTGGTCATCAATACCGATCATCTTGGAAAGGATATAATCCTTTCGAAGATTTCTAAGAAAAGCGTGAAGGAGCCCTTGCTGTGCATACTGCATAGCGGTAGGCTCAATCGCGATTATCCTAGGCGATTCTTGCGTTTTAGGGACAGAAACAACCCTTACGGGTGCTTCTGAACCAGGTTCGAGGATGTCAACCTGTTCGAGTTCACGCCAAAAACGTGAATTCGGAACAACATAATCCCCAGAAGGGAATATGTGTTCAAGGCGACGTGTCCACATGCTGCGGTAGTACTTCTCGTTAGAGGAGTACTTCTCCGCAACATTACCAGGACCATGTTTCGGTAATATGTCCCCGTCCCGGATCTGTCGATCCAGGTTA